CCGACGACTGCTTGCCCTCCGGGTTGCAGTACAGCCAGAACCACCCGGCGTCGACCTCATCGACGGTGACGCCGACGTCGAACGTGACCAGCCCCAGCTCGTACCCCAGCGCGTAGAGCGAGTCTTCGGCGTTGTCGCCGCGCGCGATGAGGTACCTGCCGTCGAACGATCCGCCGACCGAGCCGTCTCCGCCGTACACCAACCGACCGAAGTCGTGCGGGCGCGACTCACGCACACGCTCCAGCCGTGTCAGCGCGTAGCTCGGCTTGTACGGGTGCAGCAGGTCGGCGGCGAGCGCCTGAAGTGCGGCACGAAGTTCGGCCGGTGAGATCACGCTTGCACCCTTCTACGCTCTACGTCCCAGATCAGTCGTCGCTGCGACCGCTTAAGCCCGTGCTCGTGCGCGAAGTCGACCGCTCGCTTACGGGTGAAGAACACGCCAACGACGTTCGCCGTGGCGTAGTTCCACAGCAGCCACACACGTCCGGTCTCGACGGTGTCGTCCTCGTCCTCGTCCCACCGCTTGTCGAGCAGGTACGCGGTATCGGGCGTCGGCGGGTCTAGCTTGACGTCGAGCAGCATCGCTCTCACGCCGCCACGATCCGCCAGCGCATCGCCCCCACCACGTTACCCGCGAGTGTCGCCGTGACGCGCAGGCCGATGCGCGAGGTCGTCGCGTCATCGAGCTGCGGCCCATCGCCGTCCGCCCAGTACCGGTAGAACTCGCCACCCGGCTGCGGAGCGTGCCCGGTGGGAATGATGCTGCCGGCGTTCGGTTCGGCGGTGAAGCTGTGAAAGCCGGTGAGCGCGGGTGTGGGATCGCCCGGATGACCCGGCACCTCGGTCGCGCCGGTCGCCGTTCCGTCGGTCGTCTGGTACAGCACCTCCCACAGCGCGACCTCGATCTCCGTCGTCGCCTCCTGGTCACACGAGCCCGACACCTCGGCGAGCTCGGGAACGAGTGTGGTGACGCCGCGTGCCTGCACGATCGTCTCCGTGGCGGTGGTGACCGCCTCCTCGCCCTCGGAGGTGAACGTGATGAGCCGCGACATCAGGTCGCTCGGAAGATGCCGTTGGGAGTCTGTGCGGTGATGTCCGACCCGTCGGGCACGATCACGAAGTCGTGCAGCGTCATCGGCAAGATGTTCGTGTCGTTGCCGCCGGTCGTGTCGGAGTCGTAGCCCGTGATGACGTCGTTGAAGCCGTCACCCGCACCCACGGCGGTCCACGTCTGGTCCGGGATGTCGACCTCAGTGCGGTCGTCGGTGTCGTTGTACGTGATCGTGATGCCGCCCGTCTGATCGAGCGTCTTGCGGATCGACGGCTGGGTGACGAAGTTCGTCGTGCCCGCCACGACCGCCGCGAAGGTGTCGAGGTCGATGAGCGTCGCGTCCGACTCGATGCCCGCCGTGGCGAGCACGTCGATGATGAAAGCCGCGTTCGTCGGGTCATTCCCGTTGACGCGCTCCGCGAACTCGGTGACCCGACCCTTGCTCCTGTTGAAGACGACGTTAGCCATCAGCCCTCCTCGAGCTTGAGACCGTAGAACCAGTCGACGCGGGTCTTGCCCGCGGCATACACGGCGTCGGTGACCGGCTTATCGTCACCATCGTTGGCGTACTTGTCGGGCTGGTGCACTACCGCGTACCGGAAGTCGCCGTCAACAGTGTGGAAGGTGACGGCCGAGGCGTGCACGAAGGTGTGCGTCAGTGCCCACGGACGGTCGCTCGGTCCGCCGGGACGATGCACCACCTGCGGATCGTGCAGCGTCAGCCACCCCTCGGCGACTCCTTGCTCCACCAGCCGCATCGACACCCGTGTCTCCTTCGGCGAACCATCGACGATCTGAAGTCCCGCGAATGGCCACGGCTCGGCCTTACCCGTCTCAGGGTTGATGAGCCTCGGCTCACCAGTGAACGGGTCGAAACCCTTGACTCGTGCGCCTTCACTGGTGTCGGCCAGCTTGCGAAGTCGAAGCGGCGTCATCGTGGTCTCCCGTGCTCACCCGAAGCGGCGCGGCTGGTCTCTTCGGCCACGCGCTTCTCGAACTCCTGCCGCCGCATGTCCTCGGCGATTGCGTCGGCGGTCTTCCCAATCGCCTTGTTCTTTCCGCAGTTGCAGCCCAAGCTACTCACCGACCTTTCTCAACTGTGAACACGTGCGTACACCTCACTCAGCCGGGTCGCTCGATCTCTTCCTACCGAGGCGGCGATGCGGTCCACGACCTTCATCGGCACCCGCCTCGGCGACGAGTGGTACACGCCCGACGCGACGAGAGCGGTCTGCGCGCCGTCGTGCACGAACGTTCGGGTTCGCGGCACCGGGAAGCCCGGCACGTTGACGAGCAGTGCGCCAACGAGCCGCATCTTGTTGCCGATGCGGCGCCAGTCGCCTGAGATCGACGCGGCGCGGATCGCTCGTAGCTGCCCCTCGGTCAGGTGAGTGCGCACCGAGCCGGCCACCCAGATGCCGTGCTTGTCGTTGCCCGCCGAAACATCAGCGGCGACGAAGCCCGTGTGCTCGTAGTGCTCGATCGCTGGACGCTGCCCGAGCTGCAACGGCGCGTGGTTGGTGCCGAACGTGAGCCGACCGACCGCGACCCGCTCACCCTCGCGGGTGACCAGCTCGCCGGTCGTGAAGTAGCTCAGCTCGGTCTCACGTGGCGGGGTGACGCACGTGTTTGCGAAGGTGATGTGGCACGTGCCCCACAGCGCCAGGTGACCGAACACCCGACCGTCGTCGGTCACCGTGAACGGCGTCGGCTCGCGCAGGTGCGGATCTGTGAACCACGCGAGCGGCGGGTCAACGTATGTGATCAGCGCGGCGGTCAGCGCGGCAAGCTCCTCGGCCTCATCGACCGTCGCGAGCGGCGGCGGCTCGTTGCCCGCGTCACGAATGTGCGCGGCGAGGTGATCGTACGTGCCCTGCCGATCGCTCTCCGGAATCGTCGTGCCACCACGGGCGCCGTTCAGAGAGCCGATCGCGGCCGAGCACGCCGTGAGGTTCGCGACGCCGGGTGCGCCGCTCTCAGACACCTCGTGGTGCAAGAACTTCCCGCCGGACTTCGTGATCTCATCGCCGTCGATGGCGTCATCGTCAATCCACGCGTACGCTTCACGTGCTCGACTCACGGGCATCGGCGAGGTAAGGCGTGCCTCGTTCGCCGCCGCGTCCCACGCCGCGTCGGACGTTCCCGTGGTGTGCGAGCCGACGGCGCCGAACTCATCGGGTGCCGCTCCCGTGCCCGACGCCGCCGGCGTCTCTCCCGTGACGTCGGCGTCGGCGACCAGCTCGATGAACGCCTCCTGCATCGCGGGCTGATGCGTGACCAGCGCTCCCATGATCCGAGCGTGGTGGAACACAATGAGCTCAGGCTCCATGAACAGCATCTCAAGCCCGTCATCATCTTCATCCGTCTCTTCGGGCTCGGGAAAGATCATCTCGACGTCGCTCTCGTCCATATCATCGAGCGTCACCGACACTCCGCGCACGAACCCGCCGTGGATCAGCCGCTGCAGCTCACCACCGTTCTCGCCGGCCACGTCGAGCTGCCCAGTGAACGGGATGTTGTGCCCATCACGGTTGATGGCGTCGATGCGCCCCACGATCACCGAGCTGTTGTGCATCTCATCGGTGACCGGCTGCCAGTCGAGCGTGAGCGGCAGGTCGCGCCACGTTAGCGCTCCCGCATCGAACCTGCGGCGGTCGCCCGTCTCGAGCTCCTCCACCGCGAGCACGCCACGAACGAACCCCTGGGAGTACGCCTCGAGCGGAAGCGGCGCGGAGTCGTACACCTGCGACATGGGAGGGTTTATCTCGGACGTCGATGCCTCGTCACCTTCCGATGCATAGAGAGCGGCGAGCTGGTCGTCAGCCTCAGCTTCCGTCGCGTGGCAGCCCTCGACCTCGCCGTCGGAGTCCTTCACGACCGCCCACGGCTTGTCGGACGGACAGTCAGCGTGGTCTTGCACCTTACTCCACGGCATCCGACCACCTCCTCATCAACACGCACTATACAACACCGTCATCGGTGCTGTCCATCACGGACTAAAGTGCTTAAAGGTCATCAAGGTTTAACGGAAACCGCCAAGCCGAGGAACCCGGACGCCACCGCTGCACAGAGCAGGATCAACACGACGTGTCGCTGCAACGTAGCCACGACGCCACCAGCTACGCCAAGCAGAGCGCTCAACCACCACCAGAGTTCGGGATCATCCATGATGCATTAACCTTTCAAGTATTACCGAAGAGGGACCGTACGGCCCCGGGTCCGTGTTCACCCGGTGCGCCAAGACCAGGGCCACGTACCCGCGCCGTACAGCCAGTGGGTGTACGTCGACCTCGGTTTCCGGCAGTAGGTGTGCGCCCCCGTGTTGCCCCACGGCCCGAAGGCCGCGTTGTTCTGCAACCAACCCTGGCTCGCGTTAGAGTAGGAGCACCAGACCAGCACGTAACCTTGTTGCTGGATCATCAGCCAGTACGGGCCGAAGATGATGGCCCCGTTCGCCAGGATCCACCGCTGGCACTGGTACTGCACCCCGCCGTTGTAGAGACACGCCTCATGGGTGTGGGGCGGGAAGTACGGTGTGGTGTGCGCTGGCACGAAGATCATGCTCGGGATGGACATGAACGCCACTGCGTCTTGCGGGATCGCCACTTGCGACACAGGTGTGGCCGGTGCGATCGCGTCCGCAGCGTCCACTCCCATACCGAACAGTCCCACCACGATCATCACGACCGCCGCCGCCGCCGCCAGTCGCCTCATCTTTCTC